ACAAATATAATGCTTTCTTAACTCTGTCTAGTTTATTCAAAAGACTAAACGAGATGTATAACTAATGAATAATGTAATAGACGATATACATAGCCAAAATATAGATGTAAAGAATAGAGAAATATTCTTGCATGGTCAACATGGATCATTTGACGACGATCCGGGTGTTGAGTATAGAATGGCTACAACCTTCATAAAAAACATTAGACACTTAGATCAAATAAAGAATGAGCCAATTATTATACATATGCACAGCCTTGGTGGAAACTGGGGCGATGGAATGGCTATATACGATGCTATCAAAATTTCAAGATCGCACGTAACAATATTAGTTTATGGTCAAGCAGAATCTATGAGCAGCATAATACTGCAAGCTGCCGACAAAAGAATAATGATGCCTAATGCACATTTCATGTGTCACTACGGTAGCAGCGCAAACGCAGGAAACTATCTTGATACACAAAATTGGGCTAAGTTTGAAAAGAAGATACTTGAGGACATGTTAGACATTTATGCCTCAAGCTGTAAAAAAGGCAAGTTCTTTAAAGAACATTATAAGCAGCCGACAGAAGAAAAAGTTAAGGGCTTTATAAAGAGAAAACTCAAGTCGGGCGACTGGTATCTTTCTTCTCACGAGTCTGTATACTATGGCTTCGCAGATGATGTAATAACACATAGGAGCTATGGGAGTATAAACAGTCTAAAATGACAGAACTCAAAAAAATAAACGAAGCTTGGCTGAACATAAACATAGATGATAAAAATATTTTTAACCCGTCGTCTATTCTTAAAACTCAAGACGATGATTACCATCTTAGGCTTGTGTATCTAATGACAAAACCTGAGTACTTCTCATTTCTTTGTAAGCACATCCTCAATATACAAATCTTGCCATCTCAAGCATTGATGCTTTGTGAAATGTGGAACAGAAAGTTTCCAATGCTTATTGCTAGTCGTGGGTTTGGTAAATCTTTCATGCTATCTTTATATGCTTTACTCAGGGCTTTGTTGCTGCCGAAAAGAAAAGTTGTAGTTGTTGGTGCTGCGTTTAGACAATCTAAAGTTTTGTTTGAATATATGGAAACAATATGGAGAAACGCACCAATACTAAGAGATATATGTAGCGGATCATCCGGCCCTCGTAGAGATGTTGACAGATGTGTTATGAGGATTAATGAAAGTACCGTTACATGTCTACCGCTTGGCGACGGTCAAAAAATTCGTGGTCAACGTGCTAACGACATTATATCTGATGAGTTTGCATCCATACCTAGAGATATATTTGAGAATGTTGTTGCTGGTTTCGCCGCAGTTAGCGCAGACCCAATTGATAATGTTAAAAGACTAGCAGCGGAAAAAAGAGCAAAAGAGCTTGGCGTAGACCTGAAAGAAAACAAAAAACAAGAAGACGATCTATCTCTAAGAGACAACCAGATTATACTGTCGGGAACAGCCTATTACGACTTTAATCATTTTGCGACGTACTGGAAAAAGTGGCGGCAAATTATTAAAAGTCAAGGAAGAGAAGATAGACTTAGAGAAATTTTTGGAGGCGAAGAAGTACCCAAAAGTTTTGACTGGACTCAGTATTCTATTATCAGGATACCATATGAGCTTTTGCCAGAAGGTTTCATGGATGCTGCTCAGGTTGCTAGATCTAAAGCTACTGTTCACGCAGGTATCTATCAGATGGAGTTCGGCGCTTGCTTCACTAGAGATAGCCAAGGATTTTTTAAGAGATCACTTATAGAGTCTTGCGTTATATCAATAGACAATGTATTGAAAGATTCCAACGGTCAAGAAATACACTTTGAGGCTAAACTGATGGGAGAGCCAAATAAGAGATATGTATTTGGTGTTGACCCTGCATCTGAGGTAGACAACTTTAGTATTGTTGTTATTGAGATAAACGGAGACCACAGAAGAATTGTTCATTGCTGGACAACCAATAGATCAGAACATAAAGATAAAGTCAAAAAAGGCTACTCTACAGAAACAGATTACTATGCATATTGCGCTAGAAAAATAAGAGATTTGATGAGATTGTTTCCGTGTGTCCATATCGCGATGGATGCGCAAGGTGGCGGTATAGCCGTAATGGAATCTCTGCATGACCATGACAAAATTAAGGATGGAGAAGTAGCAATATGGCCTGTAATAGATGAAAACAAGGCTAAAGATACAGATGACGAGAAAGGCTTGCATATACTAGAGATGTGCCAGTTTGCGAAGTATGACTGGTTAGCAGAAGCAAATCATAGCCTAAGAAAGGACTTTGAAGACAAGTCTTTATTATTTCCATTCTTTGACCCCGTAACTCTTGGTATATCAGCAGCAGAAGATGGATTAAAAAATAGAGTATATGATACGCTTGAAGAGTGCGTTCTCGATATCGAGGAGCTCAAGGACGAGTTGGCTATGATACAGATGACACAAACAGCAAGTGGTAGAGACAAATGGGACACACCAGAAGTAGTCGTAGGAGCTGGCAAGAAAAGCAAAATGCGTAAAGACCGCTACTCAGCTTTAATTATGGCTAATATGGCAGCCAGAGGTATCATGAGAGCACCAACTCCACAGGAGTACAATTTCTATGGCGGGTTCGCTACGATGGACGGCATACAGAGAAAAGGTAGCGAAACTATGTTTACCGGGCCAAACTGGTTTACTGAGAACATGAAAGATGTTTATTAATTTGTGTATAATATTGTAACCATTCCAATTAACATTCCAATTGAAGATACAGAGGCATAAAATGAGCGAAGATATGATTACGTGGTCAGGTGATGAAGACAGACAAAGTGCGTTTGCTTCTTACAGCGAAAACATTGATTCTTATGGCGGTTTAGGTAAAAGCTCTGCATATCATAGGGATTTTCTTAATATAGAGCCAAACAGATCTGTAAGACCTCAGTTCTCCAAAAGAGACTACTATGCCTTCAGAGAAGGCGAGCGCGTACCAAGTAATCAAAAGCGCATCATTAAGATGTGCATGGACGCATATGACAAAGTTGGAATAATTAGAAACATAGTCGATTTGATGGGAGACTTTGGTAGTCAGGGTATTAGTCTTGTGCACGCTGACAGAACCGCTGAAAGATTTTTCAAACAATGGTTTAAGAAGGTTGATGGTAAAGAAAGATCAGAACGTTTCTTGAACAATTTATATAGAACTGGAAATGTAGTTGTCTACAGGAGCAACGCTAGCATAACGCCAGAGCTAAACACTTTCATGAAGTCTGTAGGAAATGATATAAAAGTTGAATTGCCAAACGTAACTAGAAATGTAATTCCTTTTAGATATAATTTCTTTAATCCTATGAGCGTTAACATGAAAGATAGTGGATTATCTTTGTTTGTAGGCTCAAAAAGATTTAGCATATCTAACAGCGTTATATCAGACGTGTACAAAAAGGGCCATATACCTCAAGAAATACTTAAGACGCTACCACCGGCAGCCAGAAGGTCTATAGAAAACGGCGATAAAGAAATACCGCTAGAGCCAGAAAGACTATCCGTACATTATTATAAGAAAGATGATTGGCAGGTCTGGGCAAACCCTATGATCTACGCAATTCTTGATGACATAATCATGCTGGAAAAAATGCGCCTCGCTGACTTATCTGCTTTAGACGGAGCCATATCAAACATTAGATTGTGGACACTTGGTAGTTTAGACCACAAAATCCTACCAAACAAAGCGGCTATCAATAAACTCCGTGATATCCTAGCAAGCAACGCTGGAGGCGGAACTATGGAACTGGTTTGGGGGCCAGAGCTTTCTTATACAGAGTCCAATAGTCAGGTGTACAAATTTTTAGGTTCAGAAAAATACAACTCTGTTCTCAACAGTATATATGCTGGGCTTGGTGTCCCTCCAACTCTGACGGGTATGGCTGGTAACGGCGGAGGCTTTACAAATAACTTCATTAGCCTCAAAACGCTTGTAGAGCGATTACAGTACGGTAGATCTTTGTTAGTTAACTTCTGGCAAAAGGAAATAGAAGTTGTTAGAAAAGCTATGGGCTTCAGAAGACCTGCATACGTTCAATTCGATCAGATGAATCTTTCAGACGACACTGCAGAAAAGAATTTACTACTACAGCTTGCGGACAGAGATATCATATCTCACGAGACTATACTGGAACGATTTAAGGAAATACCAACCGTGGAAAAAATTAGACTTAAGAGAGAAATGAAATCCAGAGATAGGGACGATTCGCCTAGCAAAGCTGGCCCTTATCATAATCCTCAACACGACCATGAAATAGAAAAAATTGCTTTAACAAAAGATCTATTGGATGATGAGTATCTTGAAGACAAAGGTTTGCCCCTTAAGGAAATTCAAGTTGATGTTAAGCCTGAAAAACCACAAGAACCATCATCGCCTAGAATTGAAGAACGGCAAGATATGCCAAGCGAAAACAATGGAAGACCTAAAAACTCAATAGATACTGAGCCAAGAAAACAAAGAGTCGAAAAACCAAGATCAACGCCGGGATTAGCGGACTTGATAGATTGGTCGCAAGACTCTTATAATAAGATATCTGAATGTGTGACTATGGCATTTCTAAAAGCCAATAATAAGAAAAATCTAAGACAGGTCACAAAGGCAGAGTTGTTTGATGTAGAACGAATCAAGTTTGATATTCTTACAAATTTAGACTTGCTATGTGAAGTTAATGAAAATGTAATTCACCAACATTTAGCAAGTGCAAGCTTAACACCTACATCATTTAAAACGCTTCTATCTGACAAAGATATAGATATAAATGATATGTCTATAGAGTCATATAGGAAGAAAGCTGTTAGCTGCTTTGTAGAATATGCTATGAAATAGTAGTATTTTTAAAGTTTTTTAAAAAATTGTGTATACTTATTTTAGAGGTAAGACACATGAAAATATACCAACAAGAAATTAATGACGGCATTGCTGAGGTTATGAAATCTCAAGCATCTGTCGTGTATGCTTCGCA